TTGGCATCATATACAAGTTTGTTCTTGTATTTTACCATGATGTCACGGAGATATTGTTCCGCTTTTAATTTTGGTAGATTACCCACATCAATGTAAAAAATACGGCGCTCAGGGGCACGGCTAATACGATAGATGACAGTAGCATCTTCAATCATCCTTAACTGGTTGAGTGGTTTTATAGCCTTATGAAGATAAGACAATACGACAGCTCTACGAGAGTCCATAAGACCAGACACAACGGAAATAATAGAATCTGTGGTAATGCGGACGCCAACTGGTCCAAAATTAGATGAAGAACCAGTAGTAACCTTATCATTGAAAATGTAATATTCGTTAACAACATTCATTACCTCCACACCAGTGCGTTCATCTTTTTTCTTCTTCATTTCACGAACTTTACGAAGTTTGCGTGGGTCAATGTAACGAAGTTCTTTGATACCTTGAGTTGGATTTTCACGGTCAATAATGATGTGGTAATACATCTTACCATCAACATAGTATCTACGGAAAATATCTTGTGCCATGTTGTTGTAATTCAACATACGAAGAATTGTAGAGAATTCTTCTTTAATGGCTTTTTTGATTTTTTCTGGTTGTTTTAAATCATCCAGAACAATTTGAATAATTTTACCATCATCGTCTTGGCAGATTGCTTCACCAACGATATCATCAATGGCAGATTCAATTTCTGGTTGCATTGCCATTTCACGATAACGAGAGATAAGTTCTACTTCATTTTTGGCAGTACCGTCTAAGTCAACATATGTTCCATAATATGCTGCTGAGGTAATAGTAAGAGCGCCATCATCGTTTGAAGGAGGCGAAAAGGATTGTTGCACAGCTTGGTCGTCATTGGCCTGCTTTCGTGCAATTGTAAAACCAAAAAGAGAGAATTTATTAGCTGCCATATTGTGTTATATCCAATTCAAAAAAACATAATGAGAGGACCGAAGTCCTCTCGTATAATAAAAAAATTAACCGGTCGTATCTGTGCTAGCGGCATTAGTCCAATGTTGGAAAGCAAATGTTACTGAATATTCTTCAATGGTATCATTTGAACTCCAATCTAAATCAATTGGAGCAACATCGAGTGGGAACATACCTACAAACTTATAACTATTGATGATTGAACCAGTTTTACCATATTGGTTAACGGTTGCATCAACACTATAGCTTGATGGGCTAACTGCGTTAGTGCTACGAACATTACCAGCGTGGCTATTAATAGCATTCATCCAAGATTCCATAGAATTGCGAATCAAGAAATCTTCATCGTTAATAATCTGTAATGTCCAGTCAGCAAAACTACGGTTACCTGCAAACTTTAATTCACGACCAAAGTAATACAAAGGTACTTGACCGATTGTAGAACCTGGCAACTGAGCTGCTTTTGCCATAAACTGTAACTTTTGACCAGCTGCAGTAGAGTTATTGGCATATGTTGGTAATGTTAGAATTACTTGGAATAGATTGGGACGAGCACCGTCACCAATCAGATTCGCTCTAAATTCTGCTACGTTGAATGTCATTGTTTTCTCCTATATCTTTATTTATTAGAACTGTCCAACGACTGTTGTGAAGTCAACGCCAGTTCTAACAGCAACAAAGTTCAACTGGATAAAGTTGATAGAACGAGCAGGCTTAATATAAATGTCACCAACAAATTGGTTAGCATTAACAACTTGTGCAGTATTGTTTGTAGAATCACAAACTACCTTAAAGTCTTGAATACCACGGCGACCTTGAACATCTCTTAGGAACGGAGTTACCAGAGCAACAAATTGAGCCTGTGTGAAAGCGTCATTGAATTCAAACAATGAATACTTGGCAGCTTCACGAATTGTTTTCTCTAATACAATGAACAATCTACGAACATTGATGCGGTCAAATGCTGAAGGTTGAGCTTGTAATGTCTTGTCACCGTAAAGAATTGTACCGTTGGATGGGAATGTTACAACTGGATTGATACCAATAGAATACAACGCATCACGCTGAGTCTGATTCGGATTCCATGCCAACTTAACAACATTCTTCAGATTACCACGGTTGTAACCGGCAGGTGAGAACCATGGGTCACGAACTGAATCGGTGTATACACATAGACCAGCAGTATCACCATTCAATGGAACCCAACGATAGGTGTTGTTATACTTGTCAAACATATACTTCCAACCACAATCAGCAACTGTGTAAGAAGAAGAACGAGCTAATGATGTGTTCCATGTAGTAATGTTAGATACTTCACTACCTGATTGATTAACAACAGCAGAAGAAGGAGGCGATACAAATGCCACACAATCTTTACGAGAATTAGCAACATTATCAATTACATACTGTTGAACGGTTGTGCTACCAGCACCAGTCAATACTAATGAAATATTAACGGCATCAGTATTGGTAAACAAACCATAACCATTAACTAAGTCTGCATCAACAACGGCACCATCAGTACCAGAAGATAGAGTAAATGTTTGTGGTGTAGAAACTGTTGCAAAGTTTGTATTAGCAAGTTGTTGACCCCAAGTTGCAACTGTTGAAGAATAACTTGGAGGATCGATTGCATAGACATACTTAGAATTATTGAAAATATAATTCTTATAGTAGTTTGAGTTGCCCAATGAATCGGTAGCATTTAAACCTTTTGACAAATACTGGAATACTTCTAATACAGTATTTTTAGCGCCAGTAAATAAACCACCAGTATCAACAACAACGATATGAACTTGGTCGTTAGCAGAACCAACTGCTGAAGCTTGAGCAGAAGTTGATGGAGCACCATTTACATACTGAGAAAGAGTTACGCCAGCAACGTTCCAAGTATTTGAGTAAGAAGCAGAATCAACCAAAGAAACAGTTAATGAGTTACCTAAAGCACCTGGATAACGAGCCATGAAAGCACCATAGGTATTATTGTTATTACCAGTTAAGTAAGTAGCTTGGAAAGCATCTTCGTTAGCAACTTGAATATTATTACCAGTTGTATTTGCGTCAGCATTGTATGATGTGTTGTTTGCTGTGCGAACTACTTGAAGATTATTACCGTAAGCTAAGAAAGAAGCAGCTGTAAAGAATGAAACATAAGTGTTAGAATCTGGATTACCAAATGTTTTTGCTAAAGTAATCTCAGAGTCAACTAAAATTCGTTTGTTTGCTGGACCCCATTGGAATCCTCCAGCGAAAGCACCGGCTGTAGTTAGTACCGATGGAACGACTGTCGTTAAGTCGATTTCGGATACGTTTACGCCTGGAGAGATTTGAAACGCCATTTTATTATCTCCTTGAATATGATGTTATTTTGGCAGTTATGATACCATACAGATATTTATGAAAGGCCATATTTAGAGATTACCGATGCAATCCTCTGATATATGAAGCATAAGTTTCGCCGGAGTCTGCTTTTTCCCATACATCTCCGCCTTCCAACATAAAACTATGTTCTAGTCCATCTTCAATAATAGGTGCCGGTAAGGTTTCTTCATCATATTGATTCATTGTTTCCAGCTGAAGTTGCTTACGGACATCATGTGCTACAATTTCTCTAAAGTATTTCTGAGTGGTTGCCCAAGAGAACATGACAAGACCCATAACCATATCATCATTGGCATCTTCTTCAGCGGCAAAAGAACTCTTACTTGCCACAAAAGTAGTCAATTCTGAAATAGTATCAAAATCGTTAATGATTAACTTATTACCTTCAATTAATGTTTTCAGGTTAGAACAACCAATTCTTTTAACCTGAGTAGACATTTTAAGACCCATCTGAACACCTCTAGCAAAACCAGCTGAGAGTTGTTGTGGTTTTTTATTACCTGTGAATATCTTCCATAAATTTTCGTATTCGAGGTCTTGATGTAGAATATCAGCAACCTGTGGAGTATTATTAACTTCAACTAAAACATATGCGTCATTATATAATCTGGCTGCATCGTGAATATATGTTGGGAATAATAATGGTGAAATTGAAGAACTCTTATAAGTTGCCACCTGCTCATAAGGCATTGTGGTTAAATCAATCACCGAGAATGTAGAAGAATCCAATCCTTTACCTTCTGATACATCCACAAAAATACCATAAAGATGAGGTTTATCACCTTTAACTGGCTGTTTATAAATCTTCAACATCTCATGTTCGGCAACTGGCGGCTGATAGGCCATCTGTTGAAGTTTGGTACCAGAAATAAGAGTATTCGTAGAACCTAAAAACTCAGTTTCAAACTCCTGACGGAACTGATGTTCAGAAGTATTCTTAATTGTTTCTTCTTTCCAATCTTCATCACGACCAGGAACTTGTGACCAATGAATCTCAAATGGAACATAGTTGTTTCGTTTTTGTACCGCATCGTTCCAATATTTGTAGAACAGATTCATACCATTTGGCGTTGACACCATTAGAATCTTGGTCTTAGTACCGGCAGTAATCACCGGATAAACGGATGTGATAAACTCAGAAGCAATGTTAGATGGTACGAAAGCAAACTCATCAAGGAATACAATGTTAAAAGAACCTGAACGGGACGCTGCGGAAGAAGTCGAGTCCGCAATAATAACTGAACCGTTCTCTAGTTCTATGCGAGATTTGTTCCACTCAACCACGCCTTGCTGGAGCCATTGTGGAAGGTTCTCATAGGCCAACTGTAATTTGCCAAGAATACCAATGGCAGTCTTAGAACGGTTGGCAAGAACAGCAATAGATTGAGAATCTTGAAACAGAATAGTCCAAAGAAGATATGCTACAGCTGTGGTAGTTTTACCAACCTGACGAGGACATTTAACAATAACAAAACGATTTTCATGGAAAGTCTTAATCATGTCCTTTTGAAAATCATACATTGTAAAAGGAACTAGACCTTCATCTAGTGTAATAATCTTAATGTATTTGGCAAAATATAATGGATCCTTAGAACACTTGACATACTCATCAAACTGTTCTTGGGTATAATTTTGTTTTACGCCTACTCTTTTAAGTAGAGGATTGTCACGATAGGTTTGTTTATTTGCCATTATCTTTGAGTAACTTACCTAATTCGGCAGTAGAACCAATAAAGATAGCTTTGTCAATATTGGTATTATTTGTTTCTTTCTTTTTGTCCATCTCACGCATTTGTTTTTGGATGTTTAATAACTCTTTGTTTGCATCCACCATATTTTTAAGTAATGTTCCGTAGACTTCAAATGCTCTTGGGTGTTGTCCTGCTTTGGCGATGTTGAGAATCTCCTCCATGGCTTCGTGGCCTTGGTCAATAATACCTTGAAGGTTCTCTTTAGATTGTTGATATGCGTCCGTTAAGTCTGATTCAATATCAGGTTTATTATAACTGGCAGATACCGTAGGAAGTCTTTCTTTCTTTTCTTCTGGTATTGGTGTCACATCAAGTAATTCAGATAAATTTTTATTCAATTCATTCATATTAATATAAGTTGGTAAATCTAGATGAATAGTATGTGCGTATCTGATATATCTCAGTATCGCTTAATACTCTATTATATATCAAAGCAACACCCACATTACCGTTCATGTTATTGGCATTACCTGAAAAACCACCAATTTCTACACCTGCTGGAGTAGGACTAAATGTGCTTGTGCTAGAATTGGTAACTGGTGTTTGAGTTCCAATATACAATTTCCAACCTGTTGTTGTGTTAAAACTTACCGCACCAAATACCCATTGATTGAGCGGAGTAGTAACTGCCGCTTGTATGGTACTCCAAGCACCATTGTGTCCTGATTGTAATGTTTGTGTGCCTGCACCCCAAAACGCATGGTCAGTTCCTGTGTTTCCACCAGAAATAATATTGGCGTATGAACCAGCAACTTTAAATATTGCTACTTTAGTATATGCAGTTGCTGGTAATATATTACCGCCTGTTGCAATGTTTCCAAAATAAAAATAACTTTGATTGCCTGCACTTGTAAATGTTGCAGCGCCAGATGAAAATGAAAAATTATTTCCTGCACTACTTAAATCTGTCCATGATGTGCCAGAACCAGGATAACTTGATGTATTTCCGGCATCAAGATTTAAAATTAAACCATTGGTAATAAGTCCAGATGTTACATCTGGAGTGATGTTTATTCCACTACCAATCTTAATACCTTGGCCAATTAACATGATTTAAACTTTTGGATAAGTGTTTGATATCAGCGGTGTTTCAGCTACATTGACTGTGTATGTATAAGCACTATTGGCATTTGCCGTATTTGGATTAGGCGTAACAACAATCTGTGAATAATTCAAAGGTTGAACTTGATAAGAAGTGAAGGCATAATTGGCATTAGTTGTTTGGCCAATAATAGGTTGAGATGATACAAAATTACCATTAATATTTGTTAAAGTTAATTTATTATTAATAAAAGCAACTACTTTACCTGTAGCAACTGCGGTATTCATTGAATAACCTTGATATACAAATTCACCTACTTGATATTGTCCAACACCGGTGTTTGCTGTATTTAAAACAACATTATCATTAACAGTAATATCATTAAGAATATTAGTAATTGAAGTCTTAATTAATCCAACAGGACCACTTGAAGCACCAAAGATAAATCCTTTGACTGTAAAGTTTAATGTCCAAATAATTAATCGTGGGTCAGAATCTCTAACGCCTTCATATTCTACTTCGTAAGTTGTGCTGTTTAATACCACAGGCACTTCTTTAATAATTCCCATCTCAGGTATTAAGTTTAATTTAATTGTATAATCTGGTGTAAAGTATGGAAGAATATGTTCAATAATTTGTGTACCATCTTCTACATTACGCACATAGATGTAAAGAGAAAAATCAAAATTATATGGAACAGGATTGTATTGAGATTTTACAGTACCAGAAGCATTACTGAAATTTTTAATATTGGTATTTTGTTTGCGGGAAGCATCATATGTTAGACCATTCATTTCAAACGACATACGAGGTAAAGTCATCTGAACTTTTTTATCTAAGTTGGCATCACCTTCTAGACGCTGAACATATTTTTCTTTAGTCGCATAGGCAATAGGAACAATAAATCGTTCTGCTTCTGTTTGATCCGGATTGTAACGCACTAAAGTAATATCGTCAAATAGGTTACCAAAACCTACAACGAGTTTACGAATGATACGAGGATAATATGTGTTAGCCATTATATGTTACCAAACGGATTAGTTTCAGAGAAATCAATAATTGAACTAGCATTATTGGCAATATAAGCATTATCATAATTTTCTTTATTGGCAGGATTATTTAACGGATCAAATGTAGTCAATGTGTATCTTGCGTTACTAGATTGTCCAATAATGAGTTGATTGTTAATAAATTGGCCGGCAATATTGGACACAGAAAGTGTGTTAGAAGAAGGAATCCAGGACTGAACAACAGCAACAGTAGCAGCGTTTGCATATGTTGAATCTGAAGATTGGTATACGATTTCGTTGATTGCATATGTTCCTGTTCCTGCACCTGTATTCAGATGCAATGTATAAGCAGAATCCGTAACAACAGAATCAATAGCAGCAACACCAGTAGAAATAATCTCTTGTGAGTATTTGAATTTCTCCATTTCTAACTCATAGAAATATGGAACTTTTCTGCCTAACATGAAGAAATCTTTTGTTTGATTAGTAAATTTAATTTCAAACAATTCACCGGTACCATTCAAAAATGGAATATAAATTAAGTCACCTTCACGGGGTCTGTTGAAAGTATTTTGTGGAACTCTTTGTGAGAAGGCACGCTTAGAAACTATAACTTGAACATTATTTTTAATTTCTAAACCAAATTTAGAAAAGAATTCTTTTTCGCCACCGTATTCGGTAGCATTAGATAGATACATTTCAATTTGAAATGCTGATTGAAACTTTTTAACTGGATCTTCACCAAATAATAAATCACGAGCTTGGTCATTATCATTGGGTAGGTAGTAGCAATCAAATCCTTGAATTTTTATTGATTCGGTTATTAAATCTTCAATTAATCTTTGTTCAGATAATGATCCATAATTGTTAAAATATTGTGATACGGCCATTTCATTTTCCTAATTTCTGGCAAGTATAACCTTTGTGGTGGTTTCTTATACCTGAGGCAACTAAAGACATCTTGGCGCTTTGCAAATTATTTTCCTTGCAATATTTTTCTAAATTTTTTATTTGAAACGAAGAACCGTCCGGTTTTGTTATTAACCAAATTCTACT